GCGCAAGACGCGAGTGCGAGCGCAGTGACTCCCAGTTAATGACATACACGTCGGCTTCTACTTCAAATTGCTTGCGTCGTTGGCCTGCAGATCCGCGAATAATTTGAACGCTGGCTTCTGGCCACCACCTTGCAAACTCACGCTTCCAGTTTTTCTTAAGCGTGTTTGGGCAAACAATCAACGCTGGCAGTGAACCACCACCTGTTTCATTAAGCTGCTTAAGCGCACGAATAGCCTGTGCTGTCTTTCCTAGACCAGGCTCGTCTGCAAGTAGCGCACGTCGTGCTGTTGATAAGAAAGCAACACCGGCTCGCTGGTGAGGAAACAACGCTTCATCACCGTCGTACGTGTCAAGATCGCGTAGGTCATTTGCTGGTGTTACTCTCGTGGCAAGCTCGTTTGCTGCCCACGCGGACAACGCTGGTCCAATTGCAAGCTCGTTCTTAAATACTGAACGAAGCGCGAGACATGACGACCAACCAAGTGGAACTCTCCACGCTTGATCGCCTGCATTCCATGTCGCTCCAGGTATGCTTTTGCATAGCTCTTTGAAACGCCACTCTGTCTCAATACGGATGTACTCACCCGTTGGGTTGAGATCAACATTTACTGGCACTAATACTCCTCGTCATTTGGTATGTGTCACTGTATCATATACTAAGACAAAAAACGTGCAGTTTTGCAAATTTTTTTCTTAGTATCTATTGAAGTAGTCTTTTTGGCGTCCAGCCATGCTTTGCAAGATACAGAAGACCATGACGAATGGCGTCTAAAGCGTGGCCTTCTCCACCTTTGTGCCAATACCCGAGCTTCTTTATCGCTTCGTTTGGAAACAACCTTTTTGCATCTACTGGTGCTTGAAACACTAACTCGCTTGCAACTCCATTGCTTTCTCGTATGAGGTGCTTTAGAACTCCAATTTGCTCAAGTGAGTACGGGGCCTGCGAGTTCTTTGCTGTTTGCGCTGTGATAGTAAAACGCTCACAAGCTACCTCAAGTGATGTCTCTCTCATCTGTGCATGGGCAATCGCTGACCTAATGACCCAAGCAAACTCATCTGCTTGATACTCACCAGACCAGAGTAGTTCTGGTTCTCCGTTTTCGTACAAAAATAAGCATATTCCAGTTGCTTTGCCAGGATCTACTGCAAGAATAAGTCGGCCTGTCATCGGTATTTATCTCCCCAGCTTTCTAGTGGACCATCAACGTCAGCAGTAAGCGGCACGTTCCAGCCTTCGGTTGTTGTCATGCACTTGCGAACAAGTTGCTTGATCTCTTCAGCACTTTCTCGTGGAGCATTGAGCACTATTTCGTCATGCACTGGAACGATAAGTAGCTCAGTAAGATCCGCCTGGTCAAGCTTTACAAGATTACTCTTAAACACTTCTGCCGCGCCACCTTGGATCAGATAGTTGACCAAAGTATACACGCGGTTGTCGTCACATGGAAGCCTGCGACCAGTCCAAGTGTACACGTAGCCTTGACCTTCAGCTTTAAATCTACGCATGCCAACATCTTCAATGCTTCGTTGGAAGTGGGTCATTCCAGGAAATCTGGCATCAAACGCATCTGATACTGATTTCATCTGTACTTCATGAACTCCTGCTGTGAGCGCCTGCTTAGCGACACCTGCGCCGTACAAACGACCATAAACCATGCTCTTGATGAGGTTACGGCGCTTATCAGACTTTTGCATTGTTGGATCTGCGTAGACCTCGCGGCCAATTTCAGTAAACGGATCTGACCCGGTTGAGTCTGCGATGTTAAACATTGCAGTCAAGTTTGGGTCATCTGCAAGACTTGCGAACATGCGGAACTCAACTTGGTCAAGGTCTGACGTGACAATGACATGATTCTCGTCTTTGGGTATGAATGCACGGCGCACGACATCGTCGCCCTTAGGCAGTGTCTGAAGCGCTGGATTCGTGATTGACATTCGGCTCGTTCGTGCGCCGAGAGTTCGCACTGACGGGTGCACAAGTCCGTTTATGTTTCCATTTATGAAATTAGAAAAGTATGTATTGGCAAGTTTATCTGCTTTGCGCTGCTTAAGCACTGAGTCCGCGAGCTGCTTTACTTCGTCATTGCCGTCACGGATAAGCATTTTAAGCTGATCCTTTGTGCAAGACTTTTGGCCAGTAGGAGTGTATTCGGTAATCTCGGCACCGATGCTTTCAAACAGACGGACAAGTTGCTGGTTACTTGTTATTGATACTCCGTTATACGTTTTCTTTGCCCAGTCTTTTACCAAGTCGCTGTAGTCTGTAAGTTCGCTGAATTTTCGCTTTGAGTAATCAAGATCAACTCGCGCACCGTTCAACTCCATGCGCGTGACAATGCGACGTGTTGCCATCTCAAGTTCGTATGGCTTTCTATATGGACCGTCTGGTCCGCACTGCTCGTAGAACTTTTCCCAAAGCCGTGTGGTCAACACGCAGTCGAGCGCGCCGTACGACCAATATGGTTGAAAGTTTGTTGGAACAGTTCCCCATGTCCAACCGTTCTTTGCAAGTTCAGCATCGAGAGTTTCCTGCAAAGCCACTGCACGACCGTCAACATGAAGCGCGGCTAGTCGCTTAAGCGCGCCTGCGCCAAGTGGATCAATGACGTGCGCCATAATCATCGTGTCATGTGCACGATGCCACGGCAACTGCCACCGAGACTGAACGTCAAACCAACGTGCTTCAAACGCAATGTTGTGACAGATTATTGGGCCATCAAACTTGTCCATTGCTTCGTAGAAAACGCCTGACCATTCGCCCCATGGTATTGACCAACCCTGCATTCCGTCGCCAACTTGCACAAGACGAAGCTGTCCGTGCCACGGCGAGAACGCGTGATCACGGGGATTACCAGGAAGTTCGCCTGTTTCTGTGTCAACTGACAGAGCGTTATGCGGTCTACGCTCGCTCAGCCAAGCCAAGAAATCAGCCGCGCGTTCAACACTGTCTACTAAATGAAGCTGCACGCCTTGCAAGTTGTCAGTTGACATCTGGATCCTTAATAACAGTCAATTCAATCATACATTTTTCTAGATACTCAAGCACCATCGCAGGGTCGCGGTGACTGTCTTGTTTTCTCCAACGGCAGACTACTCTGGTAATTCCAGAATTAGAAATAAGTTTGGCGCACTGCGTGCACGGTGGCGCAGTAATGTACATTGTACCGCCCTGGCTTCTTGACCGATCAACATACATAAGCGCATTAGCCTCGGCGTGAATTGCGGGGCATGCATCGTAAATATTGTCAAGTGGAGCAGTCCCTTTGGCTCTGTCACACCAATTCATACATTCACCTGACTCTGGCCAAGTTGCCGCTGGACCGTTGTACCCGGTTGCAACAATGTGTTGGTCGTGCGAAACAATAGCAGCGCCCATCTGAGCACGCGAGCATCGTGAACGCTTTGAAACAGTTTCAGCTACAGCAAGCCAGACTTCGTCCCAGGACGGACGAGAGTCAGTCATTGTCATCATTCTTTTGGTTGTTCAGTGCTTCGTTGATAGTTCCAGCCATAATTCTTGCCAACAACTCGATGGCGTCCTTGCGCGAGAAGCCAGCCTCTTTTAGGGTTGTGTACAGCTCGTGCATGCTGATAGCCGCATCTTTCATCGGCGATGAGTATTCTCTATCGTTTGACATTATTGCCTCTGTTCTTTTCAATGGCCTTAAGCATTGCTTCTGCGTACCAACGCTCGTTAGGAGAAAGTCTGTTCAACAGCTTACCGTCTGACGTTGCTTGCAGTGCGATAAGCGCAGATGACTCAACCTCGCGCCATGTTCTTCCAGTAATTGAAGGAACCTCAGCAATATTGTTTGTTTTGCGAAGCGCGGCTGCAGCATCGTAGTTTTCTTCGTAAATATGTAACGACCCGACATGATGCGAATATGAGCCAGGCTCGATGCCAAGAATAGACGCAATGGCGATTTGTACGCGAGTGAACTGAAAGAAATCGTATGCCGCGCCGAGCCACACGTCATTTGATCGCATGTACACGCTCATGTTTAGGCGGTTCCTGCGAACACGAAACTGATGGAGGATCGTGCAAGGATAGTCACGCTTTTTCTCAAGCATGTCGCGCTCGGGGTTCCAAATAGTTACAACTGCTTGACGCGTGTCTGGATCTTTCTTGAGCCGATCAACCATGACATCGTACTGACCTTTTGTTCTTGTTCCATACGAACCGTGGAACATTCCATCGTCTTCTGTATAGTTCGCAAATTGTGGGCCAATGTCAATTACGAGTTTTGGAAAGCTAGTTCCAGAAAGAAGTTGACATGCTTCAACTGCGCCAATACCTGGAACAGTGCCACGGTTTACACTAAGTGGAAGCGCGTCTACAGCATTGTGGATATGGATTGTCGCGTCCTCAATTTCAAGTGTGTTTAGTCCACGCGGAGCAGCAGGCTCACCATGCTTAAGTACGTGATTTACAAGATCAACATAGCCATTTACACCGTCTTCAATATCAATGTGTTTTACCGAAGAATCCATTTATCTTCCTTATCTGCTCCAATGTGAATAAATCTTTCAATCGCGTTTCCGTACTCTACACGGTCGTGATGGTGAAACCTGCGAACGTACTGCGGGTGCGGAACTACGATCACGTCTTCGTCTGGAATTCCAAACATCTTTAAACGAACAGCGGCCTTTCGACCAAGCGCAATAACTGTTGGGCTACCGAGAGCTTCCCAGAGATCCACGCACCTATCGCCAAACACATCATCTGAGTTTATGATTCCAATTTCTCGCCAAAGTGTCTTTGGCAGTGCTGACATTAGATAGTCACCAGAGTTCTTGTCAACAGGCATGAACGGAAGGATCGTCACGTCCTTGTGGTTGCGATTATCGCCAACAAGAAGCGCTGTCGGCGCAGGTGCGCCAATGTATTCTGGAAACGGAACAAGATGCTTTACACTTTTGGCGACTTCTTCTGCTGTTTCAATGATACGAGCTGCCAGTCTTGGAATATCGTCAAAGCTGTCTGGTTTTGGCGTAATCATTGCCTCAAGAGTATGGACTGAAAGAGCTGCTTTTTCATAAAGCTTTAGAATTACTTCAAGATCTTCTTCTGACACAAAGTCATCGCCACGGCCGCGCAGACGAGACTGAATTACATCAAGCGGTTGGTAAAGCCAAAACTGCGCCATTCCACGTGACGCCATGAACATCTCAACCCATCGCCACCCAGGAATACCTAAAAGGCCATAGTCATCTTCTATACACGTGTGAGGGCGCTTTAGAGGGGCGTATGTGACCTCGCCCCAGTGCCATCGGTCAGCAACAACGTGCTCTTCTGTAAAGTTGCGGCGCTCAATATCAATTGCGTATTCGTGAAGTGCCCACCTGCGAGTTTCCTCTGCTGGTCGCCCTTTGTGTGGAGTCTCCACTGGACCGCGCTCTTTGAGTTGGCGGACAACTTCAGCGCAGAGAGAAGTTTTTCCTGATGCGTCGGTTCCTTCAATTGCTATAAACATTTGCGTCCTTTGTCGTTTGATGATCAACTATATCAATAAGTATTGCTCAATTACGGGATCATCTCGATTTTATAGATTGATTCAATTCCAGCGTCAACAGCTGCAGCTTCTTCAAGAAGTCGTTGCGCGACATTAGTTAAATACCTTGCGCCAGCATTGTCATACTTGTATAGCGCTTCAAGTACAGCGCCTGGATCTTCACTAACCTGTGCCCAATAGCGATCTTTTTCTGGAAAAACTAGCCCTGCTTCAACAGATGGGCCACAGTCTGGACACGGAACTGCGTCGTTTTTAAGTAGCTCAGGTGCGATTTCTTGAAGACCGTAGCGCTTTACAAGATGGCATGCTGCGCCATGAAATGTAACTGACACACCGACACGAGAAAGAACATATGAGCCGCTTTCTGTCTTATAGAGTTCAAACTCAATCCAACGAGTTGAGCCAGATTTCCAAGACGACGATGCGCCTAGAAGATTGCCGTTAAATTGAAGTGTTCGCGATCCATCTTTTACTTGTATCATTTGGGGTCTTTTCTGTATCGTTGTGTGCTTATATAGACGCTATCAAAGCTTATGAGCCGTAATGGTTACTTACGGCAGCTAACAAACCACGTTCTGTAGACTTTCTTTGTAGTTGAATCCTAGGTTTTCAATGTACTTGTCATACATCTCGTGGTCTTTTGCTCCGTAATAGCCAAACTCGTTTCCCATGAGTATTTCTTTGAAGAACAGCCTATGAGAATGCGATAAAGGCGCCAATGCACCGAACTTCTTAGATTCCGTAACAAAGTCAATTTCAACTGATTCTAGGTACTCGGGAGTTTTATGAAGTGTGTAGGAAACGTTGTTATGTATTGAGAAGATACGAAATCCGCGGGTCCAAGCTCGCATCGGGTACACATATTCTTCCCCAAAGAATATCAGTCTTGGGTCAGGCATAACTTCAAAAAAGTAATCGTAGGTTGAGAATACTTCCCCAGCGGCGATAAGAAAATGTTCAACATAGTTCTTACTCGGATCTGGGTCTACTGCTGGGCTGTTGATGATGTATGAACTATCAAAACGAGTAAGCAACTCTCGCTGAATATCTACTCCATGGCGATAGTCGTACCTTTTTGTTTGAAATGTCTTTTCGCCGTTTTTGCCTTTTTCGTAAGTGCTTGGCCTATGTGAAATTATGATCTTATTGTGCTCGGTTTCTTTTTCTATTTTTTCGTAGTTCTCTTTAAGCAGGGTGTCCCAGTTTTTTACGAAAACAGTATGAGCATCTACTCGTAAAACATAGTATTGATCTTTCCATAGATACAGGGCTTCAAGCATGGCGATACCCAAACCTCGTGGAGACGGCGACGTAATGTTTGAAACTGCGACATTTTCAAACATTGAGAAGTCTTCAAAACTTCCATATATTTTTTGATTACAAACGCCAATAAAAACATTAGAAGGCGAACTCGCATTCTCAAACGCACTTATCACAGTGTCCATGAGATCAGGCTCATGGAACGACGGAAGCATTATAAATACGTCGTCATTTCGCTTCATATGAGTACCGCTCTACGACTGCTAATCAGCAACAAGTCAAGTTACTTTTGCGCTGTCAGCTGATCTTGAAGCGATTTAATGACAGATTTCAATATTGCGTTGTCCCTGGCGTAGTTTGCAACCTGCAAACTAAGCTCATTTATTACAACACCGTAGTCAATTTCAGAGACTGCCACAACCTGTGGCGTGATTTTTTCATTCATTGTTACACTCCATTTGTCGTTCCTCCTGCGTAGTTGTACCATCTAACAGCAGCGTAGCGTATTCCGCTAGCAACTGGTTTGACACTGTGCATATTTTCAAAGCCTGCGCCAAACACTACAATTTTGCCTGCGCCTCTTGAAACTTTTATTTTCTTGTGCTTAAACACTAGATCTCCGCCAGTGTAGCTATCATTAAGAAGTATTGAAACAGCCACTACTCTTGGAAACTCTATGCAGTCGTCAACATGATCATGAAAAGCGCCGTCTCGCTCGTACCTTGTGAGCTGCCAATTATGTGATTGAAGCTCTGGTATGCTATACATTTTTCTAAAGTCTTCAATAATTGGAGCAATACCAACTTCAAGGCTTTCGTACAGTCTGCGGATTGGATCGTGCACATGACACGAAAGCTGCGTGCTATTTATGAACTTGACATAGCATGTTCTCGCTAGGTAGTTCACGGCTGGTTCTCTTTCATTGTCCAGTACCTGGGCCGGCGCCCAAAGCTTAAAGCACGCGTTCTGCGTAAGTCCTTTTAGAACTTGAGCTGACTCCCGCGAGATTTGATATTCAACTATTCCAGGCGCCAGCACTTTCTTATCAACGACAGACATATCAACTAGCTCGATTTCATCGTCAATGTAGTTTCCAAGAATGTTGTCGTACAAAGACAAGACTCCAGCGTAGTTGTGGCACGCGCATACTGGCTGATTTACTGGCGCATCTGGCATTGGAATGTAGCGATTTCTATTGAAAAATCTAATGTCTCCATCGCTCCCATATCGCCCGATGCCGTGTTCTTTTGATTTCTTTTGTATCCAGTGATCAGGCCTTGTAAAGTGCATGAACACTACAGTAGTGTGCACGTCGGTTCGTCTAGACGGAAACGGGGGTCTAGCATGAATATGCTGTTGTCCAGCAAAGATGATTCCTTCATTTCATTTTGCTCATATTG